AATCTCCGATATAATTAAAGCAAGAGTAGAGCAGAATATTACACAGGAAGAACTGGCACAACGTGTTGGTACACAAAAGTCAAATATAAGTAGGCTGGAAAGTGGCAACTATAATCCATCCCTAAGTTTTTTAGAAAAGGTTGCAAGAGGTCTTGGTAAGGAAATTCATGTTGTTATAAAATAGGATATATTAAAGGAAAGGCGCTTGTGATATAAACAAGCGTCTTTTTTATATCCAAAAATGGGGTGTTATGAAGTGAAAGACAACCAAACCCAAATTGATGAGACTATAAATACTTTTAAAAAACTTGGTGAAAAGGCTGATATGGTTATTGATAAATACCTTGTGAAAGGTGCAAAGGTTTTGCAAGATGAAGCTAAATCTAATGTATATCGTGTGCTTAAAAGACGTACAGGTAAATTACAAGAAAATATTAAAATTGGTGATATTCGTGATAGTAGCAAGGGTAAATCCATTGTTGTGGGGACAGATAAGGGTGATAGGTCTGAAAGCTTTTATGGTAAATTTTCTGAATATGGAACATCGAGGCAAAAGGCTAAACCATGGCTCAGACCTGCCATGATTGCCAAAGAAAATGAACTTGAAAAAATGTTCTATGATGAGGTGGATAAAGCCATAAAAGAGTGGGGTGACTAAACTATGGCGGTAGCAAGAACAATGCTTCTTCGGCTTCAAGCTGATGCAAGCCAATATACAAAAACCATGCAGATGGCAACAAAGGAACAACAAATATTGCGTAAGGAATTAGATTTATGGTCGGTACAGAGCAAAAAAGCTGTTGGCAGTGCTGCATATCTTAAAAAAGAATTAGAAATGCAAAAACAGCAACAGCAACTTTTACAGGTTCAGGTTAAACGCACTACTACCGAATTGGATGCCCAGTCCAAGAAATATGGTGAGGATAGTAGACAGGCACAGACGCTTAGGGGCAAGCTTGTGGATTTACAGTTACAACAGGAAAAGTTGAACAAGTCTATTAAGGATGCACCTAAGCAGATATTCAAACAACAGACTGCACAGATTGGTGGTGCAATTAAGAATGTGGGTATCGGTGCTACGGCGGCAGTTACCGCACCAATTGTAGCGGCTGGGACAGGAATATATAAAACTGGTGAGATGTACCAGCAATCATATAATACTATTCGTGGCAAAACTGGAGCGCAGGGTAGTCAGTTTGAACAGCTAAAGTCTGATTTTAAATCGGTGTATGCATCAGTAGGTTCTGGTGCAGATGTTGTAAGCTCTGCTTTAGCACAGCTTTATCAGCGTACAAACCTCACAGGCACAGCCCTACAAGACCTCGCAAAGTCAGAGTTACGCTTTGCAAAATTAACTGGCGGTGATTTAAACGAAATAATCAGAACATCCACCCGTGTATTCGGTGACTGGAGTATCCCTGTTACTGAGCAGACTAAAACTTTAGATAAATTATATAAGGTAACCCAGCTTACAGGGGTTAGTTCCCAGCAGTTGATGGAACAACTCGTTGTTTTCGGTGCTCCACTTAGGTCAATGGGTATTAATTTTGGTGAGGCGGCGGCTTTAATTGGTAAGTTTGAAAAAGAAGGTGTTAATGCTGAATTGGTTCTAACATCAATGCGTAGGGCAGCGGTTAATATGTCCAAGGCTGGGGTTAAGGATATTGGAGGGGGCTTTGCTGGTGCAGTACAAAACATAAAGAACGCACCAAACGATGCAGAGGCAATGAAAACAGCCATTGATATTTTTGGTGCTCGCTCGGCAAATGATATGATGAGGGCAATTAGGGAGAACCGTTTTGAACTGGGAGAGTTATTTAAGGCTCTAAACGATAACAGTGATAGTCTTTCGCTTGCGGCAGCAGATGTTGCAACATCAGGGTCACAGTTTGAGAAGTTAAAGCATCAAATTCAAAATGCAATAGAACCACTTGGCATTTCGTTTGTTGAAGCAGTAAAAGCATCAATGCCAATGATAAAGGCAGGTGCTGAAAGGCTAAAGGCACTAATTGATAGCTTTGTAGCACTACCCGATGCAACAAAGGGTGGCATAATAGGTATTGTAATGTTTGCAGCAGTAATTGGCCCGATGTTAACAAGTCTTGGGTATATGGTAATAGGACTTGGTGCATTACCTGGTGTATTTGCAACAGTTCAAGTTGCAATTACTACTGTAATTGGATTTATAAAAACGGCTGCACTTGCATTTCAAATGTGGCAATTAGGGTTATACACCTTTGGTGAAGCAGCACTTGCTGTAATGGGGCCTGCTGGTTGGATTGCACTTGGCATTGGTGTTGTAATTGCTCTTACTGCGGCAATATGGCAAAACAAACAGGCACAGAACGCTTTAAGTGCAGAATATACAAAGCAAGCACAGCAGGCGGAGCAAAATCGAAAACAGGTTGATGACCTTGCTAATGCACAGCTTGGGCAGGTATATTTAGTTGAACGTTTAATTCCAGAGCTTGAAGCACTATCGAATAACACACGAAAGTCGGTTGCGGAAAAACAACGTATGCAACAGATAGTAACTCAACTTAATCAAGTTATACCTAATTTAGCCCTTGAAATAAACAATGAAACAGGTGCACTATCAAAACAGGTTTCGGTAGTTTATGATGCAATAAGTGCATATAAGCAGTTAATATTAGTAAAAGCATCAGAGAAAAAAGCAGAGGCGGCAGCAAGCAGACTCCTTGATGCACAAAAAAAGATTGACGGTGAGAATAGCAAAAGCCGTGAAATGAGTTATACACCTAATGGTGTGCCTGTTTTTTATAGCTCATCATCTGATTACAACCCTATTGTTAAGGAAAATCAGCGTATTGTAAATGAGGCTAATAAGGAAATAGAGGATGCATATAATATTCGTAAACAGTATAACGATAAGTTTGGAAACAGTACATATAAACCAGAAAATACATATAAGCCAGCTTTTTCAAGCAGTAATATTGCACCAGTTGATATTGGGAATAGTTTTGCTGATAAGAATAATAAAATGGCAGATGCAATAAAAAATGTGCGTGATGCAGTTTCATCATATATGGAAAAATTAAAACAGGCAACAGATACAACGCAACAATTTGTTGGTCTATTTGACCGCTTTGAGCGTAAAACAATAAGTCTTGCAAGGTTAATAAAGAATATGAGCATTAACCGAGATGTAATGATAAGCTGGCAAGGTAATATTTCTACCCTGCAAAATAATGGTCTTGATTCTGCATTTTTGCAGGAACTTATTAAAAAAGGTGTGTCTGGCTATAACGAGGCTAAAGCTCTTGCTAAATCAACACCAGAGCAGATACAGCAGCTTAATTCCCTTTGGGCAGACCAAAGGTGGAATGCAGGTAATGTTGCATCAATGCAATTATCTAACGACCCTGTAATTACTCGCCAAACTGTTAATCAAACTGTAAAAGTTGATATCCACGGTAATGAAATTAGGGATGAAAATGATATAGATTCACTTGTGGATAGAATTGTTGAGGCACTTAGCCGAAAAGGGGTGCTTGTGAATGGTTAAAATATACCTTGGTGGAATTGATAAAACACAGTATTGCAAACCAAAAAGCTTAAAAATTGATATGGATTCAAGCCATTATAAAACATGTTCCGTTACATTATATAATATGAAAATAACAGATGGTGTGCCAGAAGAGGGAGAAATTATAAGGGTAGATTTAATAGGAAGTAATGGCACACCTATTATGCTTTTTGAAGGGCATATAGATAGTAAACCAAGTATTAAGCAAATGTCCCCTAATAGTGATAAATTAGAAGTTCAACTTTCTTCTAATGGATATAGATTTATACCATATCGCAGAACGGTTACAGAAACATACGATATTCCAGTTGGTGCTGAATATATAACTGCAAAGCAGATAATTCAGCACCTAATTACTACATATTTAGTTGTAGAAGGAGTTCAATTCTTAGAAATTGGCGTTATTGAAGGCAAGCATTATGATGATACACAAGAATTTATTTGTATGTCCATTGGTGATATATTTGATAAATTGGCACAGGATAGTAATGCTAATTGGTATATAAATCAGCTTAAAGTTCTGTATTTTGATGAGGAATATTACAGCTTTAATGGGTTAGATATGTATGATATAGATACAGATTACCAAATGATTGTAGATTTCCGTAACCCTGAGGTATCAACCAGCCTACAAAACTATGCAAATAAGGTATTTTTCAAAGGTGATATTGGGGAAGAAACTTCTGTATTTAAACAAGATGATGCAGAAATTGCACATATGGCGAGCCTTGACGGTGGAAGTGGTGTGTATGGTTGCACTGTTGATAACCCAAGTATTACAACACAGGCTGAGGCAGAAGCGTATTGCCAAAAGATACTGGATAAACGCAAGGCAAAGCCGAAAACGCTAAAGTTTGATACATTTAATGTACTTGATTATCAGGTGGGGCAAATGCAGACGATGAATATCCCACTACTTGGAATAGTAAAACCAGGAGGTGGAGTTCGCAATTACATAGTTGAACGAATAAGTTTATCTGATTTTGACGGTAAACGGCTTACCAAAAATGTAGAAATGAAACAACTATTTCCAAATGGTATGGGAGGTATAACCTGGTCTAAATCGGCACAAGGTGTGGATTTCTTTAAAAGGCTGGTACAAATCGCAAACAATCAGGAAACGTTAATTAAAAATATGATTAAAAGTAACCCATCAGGAAGCACCGAAACAAAGGTGTTAACAGACCTAAAGTTATATGAAAATGGTATGACCACAACTTATGCAGATGGCAGTGTAAATGATTATACATTTGCAAAAGACACAAATGGTATGATAACTACAATGACCAATACTACAACAGGTGAAAGCTTTAATGTTTCATATTTCAACAATCCGAAGTAAGGGTAGGTGGTTTGTATGAACGATTTTGAAAGAGGATTTGTACTCGGATTAAATATAGGGCAACAGAACAGCCCATATTTTAGAATGATTATTTTATCAGATAATTATGTGCCAACAGCAATTAGCCTTAATAACTTAAATGTAACCATACCTACATTATTTGAAGAATTATCAGCCATAACATCAAACTATACTGATGAAGGAGTAAACGATGTATATGTTCCAAAATCATTAGTGCTTAATTTAAACATTGGTATAAAGGCTATTACTGGAACAGTAACTGCTGTGCCGAAATAACAGGAAAGGGGAGCAATTTAATGAGTTTAAAGGGTGCTACGAAAATACAATTATTTGAACAGGGCAAAGAAATATATGAAGTTGAAGAAACAAATATTATAACAAACGCATACAAAAACTTTATGGAGCAGGTGTTAGGAAATTTCTCGTTCCCACCTATTTCAAGCTATATTGGTAGTGTTACTAGAGATTACTCGCCATCTGTTTTTGGAAAAGGTGTAATACTTTTTGATACGCCACAAACAGAAAGTGTTGATACCACTTTTATTACAGGGGGTAATTGTGTCGGTCATGCAGGAACTGCGTATGCAGGGGCAGATAGTACCAGAGGGAATTACAATTCTGTCGAAAGTGGAAGTATTACTAGTGGTTATAAGAGGGTATGGGATTTTGCGACAAACCAAGCCATTGGAACTATTAACAGTATTTGTCTAACAACTGATAGAGGTGGCAACTATGGTTATGGCAATACCAGTACATATCAAGCCTTAAGCGAGTATTCAAGTTTTCCGATAGATTCCATTACAAATACACAATTAGCGATGTATAGTGGCACTGATTACTATGGATTTACAAATACTAATAAAATTTATATGGCGGGATTTTCAATAGATGCTAAAAAGATATATTTTCAAGATGGTTACAACGGTACAATGCTACTTAGGATATTTGAAACACCAAACAGCGGAGCTTTAGGCTTCTTGCAAACGCCGCAAATGTTAACAAGTGCTGCCACAAACTCATATAGCAAAACATTACTAACAAATGAATACCTGTGGCTGTGCGTTATAAATGGCACGATTTATGGTGTTTTGTATAACAATTCTACCAAGGCGGCCTATCTAAAAACTTATAGTGAAGCCTTTGTGGAGTTAACATCTATAACCTTGACGGGTAGCAAAACACTTGATACAAATCCACGCTTTGGCATAGTAAATGGCTATTTGTTTATATACTCAGGCACAACAAATATTATCCGAAAGTATAATGCTTCAACAGGAGCGTATGTAGAAGATTATACTGTGCCAAGCGGAAGCGTTCAACGTATTCAACAGTTTAATAACCAGTTTATTATGTTTTGGTACAATTCAAACCCCACAAGTGTTGCGTTATATGACGGCGTTAACCTATATAAGTGGTATTTATTGGGTGGCAATGGCTTAACTTATCAGATGGACAGTGTATGTGCGTTGTATCCTGAAAAAAGTGGAATACTGATGGCTTTTATATCAAATATAGGGGCAGCAAGGCTTGGGGCTAACTTATTTGCACCAATATTATTTACGGTTAATAACCTCGCTACCCCTGTGGCAAAGACGAGTTCTCAAACAATGAAGGTTACATATACAATTACATGGTGAAAAATTATATTATATGAAGGAATGGTGAATTTAACAATGGATAATTTAAAAACAATAATTTTAGCATTAAAGTGTGCAGGTGCAGCTATCGGCTCGGTAGCTGTATATTTTTTAGGTGGTTGGGATTTGCTTTTAGAAATACTTATCACACTTACAGTAATAGACTTCGTAACAGGGGTACTATCGGCAGGGTATAACAAAAAGTTGTTATCTGACATAGGTTATAAAGGCATTGTTCGTAAAATTGGAATTTACATAATAGTTGCAGTCGCCTGCTTACTTGATAGACTAATGAACACAGGCTTAGTACTGCGTGGCGCAACAATCGGTTTTTATATTGTAATTGAAGCAACAAGCATATTAGAAAATTGGGGATCTATGGAGCTTCCTTTGCCTCGGGTTATACGAGATGCGCTAAAACAATTAAGAGATAAGATGGAGGATGATGAGTAAATGAATTATACAGTAAAACTTATTAAATTTAACCGCCCAGGCACAAAACTAAAGCCCAAGGGCGTTGTTGTGCATGAAACAGGCAACCCAGGAGGCACGGCACAGAACCATTTTGACTATTGGAATGCTAAAAACAGAGGCTCATCAGTTCAAGCAGTGGTTGATTGGAACGAGGTAATTCAGCTTATTCCTTACAATGAGGTTTCGTGGCACGCTGGAAGAACCGCAAATTTAAGTATGATTGGGGTTGAGTTGTGTCGACCAAAAGAATATGATGAGGATAAATTCAATGTTGTTTGGGATACAGCTGTTAAACTTTTTGCTGATATTTTTATTGAGCAGGTGGGATGTACTACTGTAACCAAAGACAACCTTATGTCACATGCTGAGGTTTCAGACAAATGGCATGAAACAAACCACACTGACCCTGTTTCATATTTTGCTGAATACAATAAAACAGTTGATGATTTCAGATGGGCTGTGCAACAGAGAATAAATGAGATGACCAAACCACAACTTATGCCACTTGCTGATGCAGTTGATGTGCTTGTTGCAAGAGGTATTGTTAATACTCCTGATTACTGGGTGCAAAATGCTGTAAATGGCAAGTCGGTAAATGGTGAATATACAGGGCTGTTAATTCAAAAGGTGGCAGAAAAGCTAAAATAATGTATGCGCATTTTAGGTGTTTCACTGTATAATACCCCTAAAATGAACATTGCAACATTGCAACATTGCAAATGAGGGACACCCCTTGCAATGTTCATTTAGATTATCTAAAAACCCAGTATTTATGGGATAAATCAAATATTGCCAATGACTAATGAAGATTGCAAAAAGCACCATTTTGCAATCTTCATTTTCTATCTGTCCTTATTGGGACGAATAATAAATTATTGTGGGGGAAGTTCTTCGGAATCGCTCCTTTTTCTATGGAGGTAAATTTCATGACTGATGAACAAAAAGAAAAGATACATCAAATGCGAGATAAGGGTTTGAGCTATTCAAAAATAGCTTCAGAGCTTGGTATTTTTGAAAACACAATAAAATCCTATTGCAGACGCAATAACCTTGGCACTGTAATGACTAAATACACTAATAAAGTCAAAGAAAAATGTATCGTATGTAAGCAATGTGGGAAGCAATTAAAACATGGATTGAGAGGCAATCCGAAAAAGTTTTGCTCTGAGCAGTGTCGCCGTAAATGGTGGAAAGCCAATGAAAGTAAGATTAACCGAAAAGCTTATTATACTATCATCTGTGCTAGGTGTGGAAAAGAATTCGAAAGCTATGGAAATAAGGATCGCAAATTTTGTGGGCATAGCTGTTTTGTGAATTTTAAATTGACATTACGACATAATAATGATACAATTATGACATAATAAGTATGGGGAGATGTTTTTATGCCACAAATAAGACCGATAACAGATTTAAGAAATACAACTGAAATTTCAGAGGCTTGCCATTCTTTAAATGAACCTATTTTTATTACGAAAAATGGATATGGAGATTTGGTTGTAATGAGTATAGAAACCTACGAAAAACAAATGATAATGACTGATATATATTCTAAATTGGCTGTAGGAGAAAATGATATTAAAAATGGAAATGTTGTTGATGCAGATATTGCTTTTGCCCAGCTGAGGAAAAAGTATGGGCAAATATAAATTGATTCTTGCCAATACAGCATATCTTGATTTAGAACAAATATATGCGTATATTGCAAAAACATTATCGGCACCGAATGCTGCAAATAATTTGATGGGTAAAATAGAAAGCAAAATCCGGGACTTGCAAGTTTTTCCTATTTCCTCACCGTTTTGTAATGATGAATCACTTAAATTAAAAGGCTACAGAAAACTGGTTGTAAATAATTATATTGTGATTTACAAGGTTGATGAACTAACTGAAACAGTACATATTATAAGAATACTTTATGGAGCAAGTGATTACGAAAGACAAATTTAAATAATAAATATACCTTATGCAGAGCCGGGAATTAAGTTTCTTGGCTCTTTTGTTTTGCTTAAAATTGGAGGATGGAAAAAATGACTAAGGAGCAATTTGAGCGTGAAAAAAATTATAGAGTATCAATTTGTATTGCAAAATCAATGTTGAAACAGGGTTTAATTACAAAGCAAGAGTACAAAGAAATTGATACAAAACTGACCAAAAAGTATAACCCAATCTTGGGTAGTTTATCAGCATAATAATGCCTGTAACCCTTGCTATATAAGGTGTGTATGGTAACATAGGAGCTGGAAGGAGAGGTGCTTATGCAACGAATTGTACGAAAAATTGAGCCTTCAGCACCGAAGTTGCCAACTAAAAAGCGAGTTGCTGCCTATGCAAGAGTATCAAGTGGCAAGGAGGCAATGCTCCACTCACTATCAGCACAGGTAAGTTATTACAGTGATTTTATTCAAAATCACCGTGGCTGGGAGTATGTTGGTGTTTATGCTGATGAAGCCTTATCAGGCACAAAGGATAACAGGGCAGAGTTTCAAAGGTTACTTGCTGATTGCAAGAATGGTAGGATTGATATGATAATTACAAAATCCATATCAAGGTTGGCACGAAATACTGTAACTATGCTCCAAACGGTAAGGGAGCTTAAAGAACTAAATATTGATGTCTATTTTGAAAAAGAGAATATCCACAGCATAAGTGGGGATGGTGAGGTGATGCTTACCATCCTCGCTTCTTTTGCACAGGAAGAAAGCCTATCTGTCAGTGAAAACTGTAAGTGGCGAATTAGGAATAAGTTTAAAGAAGGGCGTGCACATAGCTTTACTATTTTTGGCTACGAATTAAAAGATGGGACACTTGAAATAGTACCAGAGGAAGCTGAGGTTGTACAAAAGATTTTTAACGAATACCTCAGTGGGAATGGTAAAAATGCTATAATTAAAAAGCTTAATACTGCTGGTTACAAAACAAAAAATGGTTGTGATTGGCGCGAAAATGCAGTTAACCGTATTCTACGCAATGAAAAATATGTTGGTGATATGCTTTTGCAGAAGGTGTTCAGTTCTAACCATATTGAAAAGCAAAAACGCACAAATACGGGTCAACTGCCTATGTATTATGTGAAAGATAGTCACAAAGCTATTATCGATCGTGACACATTTGAACAAGTACAGTTAGAGCTTGCGAGCAGGGCAAAGTCATATAGCACAGGGACATCTAATGTTAAATCATATGCTTTTACAAGTAAAATTCTATGTAGCGAATGTGGCAAGAATTACCGCAGAAAGATTAATAATGCCGGTACTAAATATGCA